AAGCTAGTAAACTAAATATTTTAGAGTTTGAAAACCTTATAGTTTGTATGTTATTATTAGGCCATCCTAGTTCTGATTTTTTATATCTTTCTATAACATATATTTCATTAATACCAGATTCCTTATATAATAACTCAATAGCAATAACCTGCTTGTTTCCTGTATTAAAAGTTACATCAACAGCATTGTATATATTTTCCATCCCCTCGTTGTAGTAGTTGTCGGGGTCAAACCAAAATTGACCTGGCTCAAAAACTGATGTAGTAAACAATGATGTTGCGCTATATTCGTTGTCAAGGTATTGATATCGATAAGCAAAACATAAAAACCTATCTACAATGTAGTTTTCGTCCCCAGGTATAACTACAGGCTTAAGAGCAGGAGCTGCTAACTCATCTACTGTTACACCTAAAGATGTTGTGTAAGAACTAAACCCTGGCGGTTTAACAATTACGTTTAAATCTTCATCTGTAATTTGATCTCCTGTATTTGTAGGATCTGGATATGTTCTAACTATATTTATTTTTCTTGGCGCATTATAGTCGTCTGTAAAAAATAATAAATCTTCTATTAAATCTACACCAGTAATTAAATAAATTGGGTTAAAATTTAAAACTGTTTCGCTAATAACATGGTATGTTGTTGACTGTGTCACAGTATTATAAGACATTATCATATCCACCTTACCTGAATTTGAAAGTGCTGAGGCTGGATCATGAACAAACCAATATATGTTTTCGTTTACTCCATCTTCAAAAGCACCTATACAAACAGCGCTTGTTGACAAAGTTGTACCCTGGTACCCTACATTTGTTAATATTGTGTTTCCTTTTGAGTTTTCTACAGCACCAATCTCTGTTGTTTCGGTTGACCCTAATCTTACATTAAGGGCGTCTAGGTATTGTCCTCTTGGAACTAAGCGTTCATCAACGCTTTTATTCATTTTACCTGCTATAAAATTAGTGTTAATATCCATACTATTTTATCCATTTATCCTGACCTCTCATATTCATTAGCAACCTTCCTGGATGCATATTGCTTAACCTTAATTTAGCATTTCTTAATAATGCTGTTTTTTCTTTTCTTGCTCTATTAACAATGTATTCTTGAACGCCATACTTACTGTTTAATAATGAGTACCTCATGTAAGCATATATAAATTCTTCAAATAATTTATTGACACTAATGTCAGAGTCATTTCCATTTTTCATTCCATCAGAAACATACTCTAAAACCACTGACTTACCGCTCATATCTGAACTAAAATATATTACTCCCTGCTCTTTGTTTATGGTAAACGATGGGTTAGCGTTAGCCGTTTCTGTATTTAAACCAAAGCTACTTCCAATTCCATATTCAAAAAACCACTCCCCATTACAGCAGTATCCCATTTGCCCATTGTAAGGGCCAGTACCTAAATACATTTGAGCCATACCACCGTCTTGACGCGAAAGATCTACTAGTGAGTTTTCAGGCTTAGTAACATTTCCGTTTAAGTCAAATAGTATTTTAGCATTATTATCTTGAAGATAAGCACTACTCCACATCGTTTGTATGTTTTCTGTCATAGGAAATAAAACACCATTATTATAATGAGATATTCTTACATAGTTAATATAATCTTGTGGTAAAACAAATCTAATTTGTGCATCAACCGTAAGCTGAAGGATTTTAATTTCCTTCATTGCATCATAATTTAATTCTTGTATACCTCTTTTTGCATGAAATAAAACTTGATACCTTTCTAGGTTGTTTAATATCTCATTGTTACCTTGATATATTAACATAAAATTAGAAACAATATCTTCTAGGCTAACATACTGATACGACCCCCAGTTTTTTTCTAAAGGAGATACGTTGTTGTTCTCATAATATTGATAGTCAGTAATATATGCCATGTCTTATACTTGTATTTGGTTTTCTTGAACCTCTTCTTGAGTTCCAAAATTATAAACTTCTGCCTCTCTTATTTCTATACCAACGTACTGACATATTTTAGCAATAATACCTGGCTCATCTGACAATGGAAGTTCAAAGTCTTGAAAGTCAGCTGCACTTGCATCAAACAAAGGTTCTCCCACAACAATAGAAACAAATGTCCACTTTGGTGCTTTTGGATATCGTATGTATTGTGTTTTAACTGCTCCTGCTGCCTGTATAGTTGTTGGGTATACTGTTATATTGTTACCATCTAAAACATAAGCAGGGAATAAAGTTGATGGTGATGTCAGGGTTGAGCTTGTTAAATAAAATAATTTATTTTGACTTACTCTTTCTACTTCAACAATAGTATTTGCGTCAAATATACTATAGTTTTCATTCGGCGGCACAACTACTGATGTAAATATATTTGTAGCTAAATTTAAAGTATCTACGCTTACAACAGAATTTACAAAAGACTCTGTTAATGTGTCGGTATTTACAACTAAACTTCCAACTAAAGGAAACGGACTAAACCCAGTTCCTATTGGATTAAATGCGGGTGGTGATGGCTGCCCAGCTAATGCTATATTTATAAGTTGATTTGTATTTGAAGATGTTGTTGTACCATTTGTAAGTAGTCTAGGGTAATGAAAGATCTTGTTTATTAAATAATAATCTGCTGGTAAAGCCCATCTGTTAGCAGTACCTCCAGTTAAAAATGCTTGAACAGAAAAAGAATCTATTACTTCCTCTAGACTTTTAACTATATCTGCATATCCTGTTCCTGACTGTCTTTGGTTTTCTCTATTTATATACTGATTATATTGATAAAAATAATCTTCAAATAAATCCATCTGAGCCTGTTGAGCATACAGATTGAAGTCTTGTGGAGATAAGTATCCGTAATTATTTTTATTTATAATTGCTAATACTGTATTCCTAACATTGTTAATCATCGCCATAAAAAATACATTTTAAATATCTACAAATATAACAAAAAAAAAGAGGCTACTTTTTTGTAGCCTCTCTTAAATAATTAAAGGTTAAGTTACGAAACCGCTATAGTATCTACAACAACTTGTTGAAAATTAAATATTGGCATAACTACTACTGCCGATGGAGTAGTAGTACCTAAAACAGCGTTAACAAGAGTGTTCTCTATTGCAGCCGCAACAAGTCTATTACCTTCTATTCCTTGATTAGAATGAGTAATAGTAATTGTGTCTGCGTTTGCATTAATAGAGTTTAAGTAAACCTCTGTAGTTGTAGAAGATAACCAGTCTGCTCCTATGATATCATCTATTCTGTAAACTTTAGTCGTAGATGTTGATTGATCAAATATTGAATAAGCATTACCATCACCAAACATATTTGCTTGACCAGTTGTAACTCTAAAGTCATCAACTATAGAAACAGTACCACCAGATAAACTAGTAGTAGTATTCTCAATAATATCATCCGTAGTAACAGTTGTTAAAAAAGTTGCGCTTGGATCATACACTTGAGTAGCTAAAGGCTCAATAGTAAAGTTATCATCATATAGAGTTGCTGAATCAAAAATATCGGCTGTTAAAGTTAATTTAGTTTCATCAACTAAAGCAGCAACAGTAGTTTGCGTAACAGCGGTAGTATTTTTAACAATATCACCTACTCTTACCTTACGAGCTGTAAAAGTTGCTCCTGTACTTTCTAATTGCTTTGATTTTCTTGTTGCAAAAACCTCACCTCCTAATGGAAATAAAGTTGAAACACAATTAAATTGATTATCATCAACCACTATATTTACAACTCCTTTAGTTCCAGCAGTAACATTGTAAACAATATCACCTGCCACAACTCCAATTCCTGCTCCAGTTGCAGATATTATATTTGCATTGGAACCTAGGTTACCAACAGCAGTAATACTAAATGTAGCATTAGCTCCTCCCCCTGCAATAGTAATAGTATCGGCAGCTGCGTATGCAGTACCAGCTGCGTTTATAGCAATTGAGTCTACTGAGCCTGCCGTAGCGATAATATCTACTGTAAGGTCGTTATTACCACCTCCTGTAGTTGCTACTCCAGTAGCTGTAACATAACCACCATTGTTAGTTCCGCCAACAGCACTGACTGCACTTACCTCTCCAAGTGATGCGTTGTTTCCAGTAGTTATCGGTGAAGATGCTCTGGAATTTACTACCAAATCCATAGTCCCAGATGCTGCGACTGTGTTTATAGGTATTTCTAAATATTTTGCTGACATATTATTATATTTTTTAAGTTAATACTATGACCAAACAATTGCAGTTACCTCTACATCTAGTTTTGTTCCTGCTCCTGGTAACTCTTCCCACCCTGGTACAGACACCCCATATTCTGGACTTGTCCATCCTGTTTGTAAAGATGTTGCTATAGCATCTGCAAATAAGTTTCTCATTGATCTACACTGCTCTACGTTTCCTCCTACACCTGTTGCTGCATCATAAACTGCAATAGCTTGTGCGTAAGATGGTAGTGCTGTGTGAGTTAGAGCAACTGCTTGAACACCTGCTGCTTGACTAATAAAATTGATTGTTGTTGTCGTAGCATTTGTTTGTACTACGTTTAACACACTTGTTGATGGTATAAGATTAAAACCACCTGTTATATCAGCAGCGTTAACATATACGGATAAAAATTTTTCCATAATTAAAAATATTTTGTTAAGTTAATAAAGTACAAATATAAAGAAACTAAATTTAGTTATCTAAGGCCTTTTTTAATAGCTTAAATGTTTCAATCCCATCGTCAGACTGCATATATGACGCTACTATATAATAAGGCTCTTCTCCAAATGGAACTGTAAGTAATTTGTTTTTGTTTTTTTTCATATTAAAATAAACATCTTTTTTATTATTTCTAAATGATAATATTCCAGCTGAAAAAAATTGAGATACCTTATCTTGCATATCTAACATTGGGTCATCTAAAATATCTAAAAATTCAAAAGGACTATGTTTTGCGTACATTAAAACATCTCTTTTTAATTCAGGAATAGACATTTTATCAACAGCCGCGCCTAAGAAAACTCTACACACAGTTACTAATTTTTCTGTGTCTAAATCTCTTGCTAAAATTTGAGCATCTAATTCTGCTTCTACAAATTCTAATTCTTCAGATGCATCTTTTTTATGATTTACTTCATAAAATATTTTTCCATTTCCTGGATGTATATGTAAAAACTTTTGTAATATTTGATTTTCTTTTGGAACCACCAACATTCCATCTTCAAAAACAATAGGCTCTAAAATAGCATTTCCATCTTGTTCATCTTCATATGGGCTTTGTTGATTTCTTGCATAACGAAGTGTTCTGTTGATACCTGTTTCTTCGTCAAAATGCATTAGTGGTGATCTTCTATGATGCCTTGATGCTAACATAAAAGATAAAGGGGTTTGGTTTTGTGAAAGTCTAAAGACTTTATTTTCTAGATTTAACTTTTTCATGATATTTAATTTTAATTTTATTTGATTTAAAAAAAAAGGGGAGGTAGTTTATTTCCTCCCCTTCTAATATTGTACTGCTTACTGTTGGAATATAAAGAAATTATTCGCTCCTAAAGTACATACAGCTCTTTCAGATAAGAAACTAACAGTCATACTATCATTAGTATCTGTTCTTGCACCACCAGCAGAACCAGTAATCCAAGTTTTGTAACGTCTGTCTTCTGTTTCTGATGCTCTGTACCTTACATGAAGGAATGGTCTTTTTGCATTCTTACCTAAGATTTGGTCATATACAGTAGTTGAACCAGCTGGAACCATAAGTCCATTCACTTTTCCACCTTCTAAACCACCTCTCATAGTAGGATCATTTAGGTATTTCCAGTCAGACTTATAGAAGTCATAACCTCTTCTAAATCCTGTGAAACCTAAATTAAGAGCCATCTCTTTATCATTATCAAATAAACCATATGAAGTACCACCCGCTCCGTAAGAGTTTTGTGCTGCTAACATATCATCTATATCAAATGAGAAATTTCTATTTACAAAAATTACATTTTCTTCAATAGAACCTTGACGGTCTAATCTCTGAATAACACTATCAAAACCTGCTAAAGCTACTGGGTTACCCCCGCTCCAGATATTACCTCTGTTTTGTACTGCAAAAAAGATACCATCAGATCCAGATTGGTTTGCAACCGATGCACCAGGAGCATTCTGGATAAAATCTCCAGCTCCAGAAAGTGCGTCTGCTGGAACTGCTTCCACCATAGCTGTTTCTAGGTAATCTTCAAAACGTAATCTAGTTTCGTGTTCTGATTTTAGGTACCATAAGTAACCATTAGCTCCATTTTCAGTTGTAACTTCAATCCAACCAATCTGAGCCATGTCAGAACCATTAACCGTATACTGGTCTTTAATGATAATAGGCTTGTTGTCAAAAATCAAATCTTGAGATTCGTTTGATCCAACCATACCTGCTGTTCCTTTAGCAAATTCAGAACCATATATAAACATAGTAGCTGTATTTCCACCACCACCTGCCCAAGCTTGTCCTGTCGCTTCGTAGTAACCTACTGTAAAGACGTTAGGGTTTGCTGCATCAGGTGCTATAGTTACAACTGCTTTGTTAGATAATGTTGTTCCATTAGTATCTAAAGAAATCATTACAGTTTGACCAACTCTAATAGCTGCTAATCCATTTGCAGGAGAAGATGAAGCTGGTGCTCCAGGTCTAACTTGTGCTAAAGGTACAGTCCATTGAGCAGTATTTGCTCCTAGTACTGCTGCTGTTGTCATTGTTGTATACTTGGTATGTAATCTTCCTTGTTCTGCCCACTTAATCATATCTGAGTTAGTTGGCATTTCAGCGCCTACCATTCTAAGGAATGATGCTACTGATCTGTTTCCATAACGCTCAAATTCTTTTTCATAAGTATCTGGTAGATACTGACTTAAAAAATCAAAGTTAGTTATGTAGTTTGTTCTTGTGGCTACTTGTTGCGCGCTTGGCTGCAAGTCGAAGCCTGGGACTGCATTTACTGGCATTTGTTTTTATTTTTTATTATTTATACTA